GATATCCTCGATAAAGTCACCCAGGCGAACACAGGAAGGCTCACACGCAGCGATTTGAAGGAAATACTTGCCGAAGTCATATCGGAATATATGGACATCGAGTTTTATATTGGGGATGAACAGATCGCAAGGCATGCCAATGCAGGCAATGCCAGGATCAATCGAAGATACAGCCCAGTAGCTGACAGCTGAGGAGGACCACATGGCAGTAACAAGACCTTTTATGATCGACGGGGTCGTTATCCCTACACCCGATTCTTACAAAGCAGGAATACAGGACCTGTCAAGTAAAGAGTCTGGACGTAACTTAAAGGGGAAAATGAATAAAGACGTCGTTGCAGTGAAGGATACGTATGAGTGTTCATGGGAATGCCTCACATGGACAGAGCTCGCGGCCCTCCTCAATGCTGTAGATGGCAAACAGTCTTTCCGGTTTACCTATGCGGATCCAAGAGTCCCTAATAGGTGGCTCACAAATGATTTCTATGTTGGCGACCGGTCAGCGGCGGCTCTCAATCTCAACGACCCCAAAAACACATGGAGCGGCATAAGCATGAAGTTCATAAGGATCTAAGCAATGATAAATGTATCATCTGCTTTTAAGCAGGCAATCAGTAATAACGAAAAAGCCTATCTTACCTATGCGGATATAACGCTGGCAAATGGACGGGTGCTGAACCTGACCAATGAGGAGCTGTGGGAAGGCGGCTATACGAGGGAAGAAGCCGTCTCTGACGATAATAAGTTCACTGCCCTTGGCGCGACAATCATCGGATCTGCAGAGCTTTCAATCAAAAACCAGCATGAGGAATATTCTTCATACGACTTCACTAATGCGAAGGTGCGGACTTATATCGCTCTGGAGGGAGTAGCAAGCAGTAAATTCCAGACCGGGACATATACAGTAGATGAAGCATCGTATACAGAAGCGTCGATCAGGCTAACCATGCTTGACAACATGGAACAGTTTGACCGGCCGTATAGCAAATCAACACTCAGCTACCCCGCAACGCTGCAGGCGATCGTGCAGGACGCCTGCCTGAAATGCGGGGTATCGCTTGCTACTACCACATTTCCGCACTATTCATTCTCCATACCGGAGAGACCTTTGGAGGATGGCATCACATTTCGGGAGATCCTGGGCATGGCTTCTGCTATAGCAGGATGCTATTGCAGGTGCACACCAGATGGGAGGCTACAGCTCGCATGGTTCGACCGCACAACATTGGACTCATGGAGGACAGCATACGGAAGGGGCAGCACAACTCCGGGATCGACCTACACAGGAATGCACTATCTGACATCTCTGTACTCACAGGATATCAGTGTCGACGATATCGTCATTACAGGTGTCAGGTGTGTTGTGGAAAAACCGGATGAAGACGGTAAGATGCAGTCGTCCATCTATACGAACGGAACGACGGGGTATGTCATAGGCATTGAAAAGAATGACCTGCTCAATGCCTGTACAGAATCACAGATCAACCAGGTCGTGTCATGGCTGGGAACACAGCTGAGAGGGCTGACCTTCCGAAAAGCTTCCCTGTCCCATTCTTCCGATCCAACGATAGAGGCTGGGGATATCGCTGCGGTTTGGGATCGTCGTGACAGAGGATACCCGATCCTCATCACCCGGACAGAATTCTCTGCCTTCAGCCAGCAAAAAACTGTCTGCGGAGCCGAGACGCCTTCCCGCAATGCCGCCACCCGCTACGGCTGGCAGACAAAGGCATATGTGGAATCCAAAAAGCAGCTCAACGTTGAACAGTCGATCCGGGAACAGCTTATTGAGGAAATGGAGGAGAAGATCGCCAACTCGCCGGGGCTGTACAAGACAGAAGTCCCGAAGTCAGGCGGTGGAAGTGATATCTATTACCACAATCTTCCGGTACTGGAAGAGTCGGATATAAGGATCCTTATATCGGCAGCGGGTGTTACGGTCACAGCAAATGGCACGGCTACAAGGCCCACTTGGTACGGACTTACTGTTGATGGGAACATGATCGCGAACATCCTGAGTGCCATAGGCGTGGACGCGGACTGGATAACTACGGGAACTATCCGATCGAGGGATGGAACCGTACAGATCAATCTGGACAATAATACTATCAACATAAAAGGTGTGACAACTTTTTCAGATTTTGAGACAAAAACAAATCTGAAGACAGCAGGAAGCACTACGATAAACGGCTCCAATATCACAACGGGCTCCATCAAAGACGCAAACAGCAACACTGTTTTCAACCTCAGCACTGGCGCGCTGACAATGAAAAAGGGCTCCATTGATATCGGCAATGGGACTTTCAAGGTCGATACCAGCGGAAATCTGACAGCGACAAGCGCAAACATACGCGGGACGATCAAGTCAGGTTCGGATAGCGGATATTGGGTGCATCTTAACTCCTCCGGAGAGATGACAGGAGGGTATGGAAGCTCACAATATGGCTATATCGACTTTTCTGCATCTTCTGTTTACACTCCCACTGGGCAGACATATAAAGGTGTCCAGATACAGGGGGGCATTTTACGCATATCTACCTACATGATCGCAGTTGCCAGATCGACGTCAACGAGTACGACCGCCACCACTGGAGGGAACGGGACCGTGGATTACATCTCAAAGATTCAGGACAACGGTGACGGCACGATCACATGGTGGGAAAGCAGCATCAAATTCATCAATGGCATTATGGTATCCCAGATCTAATCTAAGGAGGCAGAATGGAATACATCGCGGTTTATGAGGAGGCAAAGGTAAGTGTATCGCTGACCAAAGACACACAGATGGATGAGCACCTGCTGAGAGGGGCAAATATTTACGCGATAGAGGAAGAAGAGAGTACTTTGATTGCAACACCAAAGGACGGATTCCTGACTGAGCGGCCTGTATTTCCAGTCGCTACAACAATCAGGATCGGAGCCAGCTCGGAGCTTGAAAAGGCTGCGCGCATAATGTTAGGGATGGAGGAATAAGGAATGCAGAACGGAGAGAAGCTTATTGCGATTGAGAGCATTATTTTCCAGTTTGCACAGAACCAGTTTGCCGCGAACGATGTCTCACCGCTCGAAGCGAGGCTCATAATGGAGGCTGTTGACGGTAAATTCCAGAAGATAGGACTGGAAGCTGTGATTATGGGGATGGTATCAGTAGACCAGGAACCAAAGATACCTGCGGAAGAGCATACAGGAACAGTGGAAGACCTGAAAAAGGCTCTCGACAAAATGGTTATTGATAAGGATTGCGCAGCCGAATAGGCCGCGCTTTTATTTTACCCAAAAGGAGGTACGGACATGGCAATCCAGAACAGAGACGCGCCTGCAGTTGTCAGAGCAGAGGACTTCGATCCCGGCAAGGTCGATCCCGGGGAAGTTGTCATCGTAGAGGAGAACGGCAAAAGACATGCGTATGTCGGCTTGTCCGCGGGGGAGCCCGCAAGACTTGCTACGCATGCAGAGCTGGAGTCTTTCGGAAATGATGCGAGGATAGCCGCAAGGGAGACCGCAGATGCGCGGGCTGTTGCTGAAGTACAGTTCAGAGAGGCAGAGAAGCTTCGGGAACAGGCGCGGCAGGCAGTAGAGAGGGCAGAGCAGGCCCAGAGGGCCGCTGAGACAGCCCAGGAAGCCGCTGAGAGGGCAGAACGGGCCCTTGCATCCATCAATGCCGCCATCTCCGGGCTCAGTACGACACTGTCAACATCCCTTGCGTCAGCCATTACAGAAGCACAGGGAGGTGGGGCATGAGGATCATCGAGATAAATCTTGACATGTCTCCCGGAGGCCACGTTCCTGCAGTGCATGTGAATCAGGGTGATACAGATTTCACCCTGCTCATCCACCTGTATAACAGCCGTGGCCGTTTTACTGTGGAGAGCGGAACGAGTGCAAAACTGCGCGGGCGCAAGCCTGACGGCTCTGCATATACCAGGACAGCATCCCTGTCCGGCAAGAACATTACTGTCGCAGGTGGGACGGACATGACAAGTGTTGCAGGACGGGGTGTCTTTGAGGTGTGTCTTACGCACAGCAGCAAGGAGCTGTATTCACAGAATTTCCCGATCTACGTGGAAGAGAAGGCAGAAGGAGATTAACGTATGATTATTTACACCCATCCTCTGGATATGGTACCGGGAGGTGCACAGAAAACTGTGGTCCGCCTGAACCAGTATGATGAGGATTTCACGCTTGTATTTGACCTGTATGCGAGCAATGGGGAGTTTACCCTGCAGTCCGGGACTACCGCAAAGATCCGGGGCACGAAACCGGACGGAAACGGCTATTCCGTAGATGCAACGGTGGATGTCGAAAATGGTACTGTTACTGTTGCCGGAGATGTCCAGATCACAGCCGCATCGGGCAAAGGCGCATTCGAGCTGACACTTTATAAGAACAGCAAAGAGCTGAACACGGCGAACTTTGTTGTATGGGTAGAAGCAGCAGCCCTGGACAAGACCACGGTCGCATCTGACTCCAAGGTCGCAGAGCTCTATGCCATTGAGGACAACGCGGAAGAGATCATCAATGCGGGCCAGCAGTACGCAGCCTACAAAGAAGCCCTGGACCAGACAGCCGCAGAAGCGGCCGCAAGCGCCGCGGCCGCAAAGACCAGTGAAGAGAATGCCGCCGCCACCCTCCAGGAGTACACGGACAAGTACGCGGAGGATAAAGCGGAGTTTGACGCGGACTATGCCAGCGCTATGCAGGCAATCAATAACAAGTCTGAGGCAATCGCCCAGCTGACCACTGACGCAGACACGATCGCAAGGCGGGCGCTGAGCATGGCCACAAACGCGGTCAATGACACGGCAGAATTCTCCACGGAAGTCGCAGCCGTCAAGCGCACGCAGAGCAACATGCAGCTCCTGCTCGAAGAGGCCTTTGACGGGGCCTATGTCGAGAACGGGGATCGGCTGTACTTCACCCATCAGGGGCAGGTCGTAGCCGGGCCCTTCACGATTGCCGGCAGCGGCGGCGGTGGCGGTGGATCCTCCTCCGGAAATAATGCTGTGCTCACAGTGCAGAACACATCCGGGTGGCAGGCCAAGACCGTCGCAGACGGCAGCGCATGCGTGACACAGGTCACGTGGTCTTCTATCGAAGAAGAAAATGAGACCGGCCCCGGAACCATGCACATCACTGTCAACGGTGTGACCAAAGCGGTTTTGAACGTTGCGCAGGGCATCGTCGCGGTCGATATCGCAGATTATCTGTCCGTCGGCTCCAACGTCGTCAAGCAGACTGTTTACGATACCTACGGCAACAACAGGACCATCAATTTCAGTATTGAGAAGGTCGCGATCAGCATCACGTCTACCTTCGATTCCTCCACGGCCTATCAGGGCGCAATCTCGTTCCCTTATACGCCCGTGGGCGCGGTCCAGAAGACCGTGCACTTCATTCTGGACGGAAATGAGATCGATTCCACGGTCACAAGTGTTTCTGGCAGACAGATGTCCTATACAATCCCGCAGCAGACTCATGGCGCGCACACCTTCGAGTGCTATTTTGATGCGGTCATTAACGGGCAGAGCGTCGAGTCCAACAGGCTGTATTTTGAGATCATCTGTCTGGAAACCCTGAACACGACCCCGATCATCGTCTCCGACTTCAACCGGACCGAGGCTGTACAGTATGAGACACTTCTCATCGACTATAAGGTCTACGATCCTATCCGCATGGAGGCTCCCGTGACGATCAGCGTCAACGGGAGACAGGTGCAGTCGCTGACGGTTGACAGGACGGCACAGACGTTTTCCTATCGTGTGGATTCTCCTGGTTCAGTGACAGTGGTCATTACATCTGGGACAGAGTCGAAGACCTTCACGCTGTCCGTTTCTGAGTCCGATGTCCATCCGGAAGCGGTCACAGATCAGCTGGCCCTCCATCTGTCCAGCGCGGGAAGATCTAACAGTGAGGACAACCCCGCAGTGTGGGAGGACGGATCTGTATCTGCTGAATTTTCCGGATTCAACTGGACACGTGACGGCTGGGTCATCGACGACAACGGCTATTCCTGCCTGCGCACGATGGGCGGATCCACAGTCACGATCCCTTTCCAGCCCTACGGTGCGGACTTCAAGAGCACCGGCAAGTGCATTGAGATTGAGTTTGCGACGCACGATGTCCTGGACTACGACGTCCCGATCATCAGCTGCATGAACGGTGACAGGGGCTTTTCCGTCACTGCGGATCACGCAGCTTTTAAGTCGGCCCGGTCTGCAGTTACTGCGCGTTATACAACTGACACGCACCTGCGCCTGACGCTTGTTGTGCAGCCCCAGACAAAGAACAGACTCGTATACCTGTACATTGACGGGGAGTATGCTGGGATCTCCCAGTATGCAGGCACGGACAGCTTCAAGCAGACGGACCCCATCGGGATCACGATCGGCAACGCACTCTGCGGTGT